ACAGTTCCGAATCTCATATAATTGCTGGCGTGATTATAGCCAATGTAGCCAGCTTGTAATTGTGCGCCTCCACTTGTTCCATCAGCCCAGCTTATATAGTTTTCAACATTGTCTGCAGATACAAGGGTCATACCACCTTGGTCGCCACTAGAGATAACTAAAGTGTCAGAAGTGTACGAAGAAGGACTACTCGTTCCAATTCCTACTTTACCATCACTAGCAATACGCATGGCTTCTGTGGGTTGATTAGTGTCGTCATCTGTATTTTTTGTATTAAATGTAATAAGCCCTCGTTGCCCTGCACCACCAGCAGCTCCTATAAACATTCTTGCCCCGTTAATAGGGTTGCTAGCATACGAGCCGCCGTAATTTACACCATTAGTTGCACCAGCTGGGCCATCCGTGCGCCCTTGTATTACTGCAAAATTATTTCCTGTGCCTACTACAAGTGTATTACCCATGCTGTTTGCGTAAGTAGTTGCTGCACTTGTACCAATACCAACGTTGCCGTTTGGTGTTATTCGCATACGCTCCGTAGCTACACTAACACCGCCTTCGCCTGTTTTAAAAGTTAAGTGCGTGTCAGAATATGTTCCATCATGTGTATTATTTACAAAAAAACCTGCGTGCCCACCTCCATCAGCTATAGTTAAGCCTATGTGTCCAGCGTTTCCTGCTTGGTGTGCTGTCACGGCAACTTGTGATATTTCTACGTCATTGCCTATGGGAAAACCTAATTCTGCGCTCGGCGTAGTTGTGCCTATACCTACTTGTGTCGTACCTGTTGGTATAGAAATAACCGTAGCGTCGGCATCATTTTTGATAGTCACATCTGATGTTGAACCTTGACCCGTAAGGATAAGTCCTTCTGCGGCTGTATACCCTATTGCAGCATTATCACCTGCCGCTGTATCAGTTGTAGCTTCTACTGTACCGCCTGTAATCACTCCAGTGGTTGTAATGGCTGATGAGCCGTTATCTATAGAACCAAAGCCACTTGTGATGCTTCCAGAGTTTAATGCACCTGTAGTAACAATAGAGCCAGAACCTGCAACAGGAGATGCCCCAATGTCAGACAGCACCTCTGCCGTACTTCTGCTCTCTAGTCCACTAGCAGTAAACCTTGCGTATTCGTCATCGGCTACACTAGCACTGTCTATCTTTACTGCATTAGTATTAGATATTCCAAAGGTTAAAGATGCCTGACCGCCTATATCTGATAAAACCTCACTTGCTGACCTGCCTTCTATAGAAGTACCAGCAACTCTTAAAAAGTCATCGTCTGCTACGCCAGTTGTAAATACAGGTACGTTGGTATTACTAATTCCTGTGGATAGCGTGGCTGTAGTAGTAATTGCTGTGCCATCTAACGTCATGGCATCAGCTTCAAGCGTGCCGTCAATATCAGCATTACCAGAAATGTCTAAGCTTCCAGCGTCTAACTCTCCTGTAAGAGTAACATTACGGAAACCTGTAATATCTTTATTAGCGTCAACAATTACTGCTTTAGATGCAGAAACTGTACCTGCTGTAATCCCTTCTAACGCATCTGCTTCAGATGCAAATTCTGTGACTGCTGCTCCAGACCCTGCTCCGTCAGCGTATATAATTTTAGTATCGCCGTTAACAACACTAACATTAGCTCCAGAGCCTTGAGAAAACGTAGCAGTCTGCCCACTATTGTTAACTACAAAATATAACTTGTCTTGGTCATTAGGACTAATGGTTATAGTATTTGTACCGCTAGGGCTACCACTTAGAACAAGAACTTTGTATTGTCCGTCTGACAATGCTCCGTCTGTAGTCGTTAGTGTATGTGTTGTTCCCGATAAAGTAATAACACCTACACCGTTAATAGCCCTATCCAATATATCCATATTGGTATTGACTGTAGTACCCCACTCTCCTGATTGGTCACCAATCCCTGGTTTCTCGACTCCAGAATTTGAAGTATAGGTACTAGCCATTATTCAACACCTCGCAGTTCACCATTGTCTCCTCTACGCACAGGTCGTCCTCCTATAGACGCTACCCTACCGTCAGGGCCACGTTCTATAGTTAAATCAGGAGGAGTCTGCTCTTGTGGAGCTTGTGGAGCCATATTACCTTGTTGTTGCAGTATTGCGTCTAACTTAGCGTTAAGCGGGTCAATCTGAAACATTTGTTGTCTTTGTGTAATGTGGTTAATGCTATCGTTAACTTTGTTGTTAATCTGTTCAATAGCACTGTTAGTAAACTGCTCATACGAATCTTTTAGCGTGTCAACTAAAGTTAAATACTCTATAGGCTGTGTAGCCTCAGATTTTTCTGTAGCAGGTTTACCTGCCAAAGCTTCAGCAGCTTTAGCTTCTTTGTATGCAACTTCAGCAGCAGCTCTTTGTTCTTCTGTTTTAGCCTTAGCAATATTGAGCAGAGCTTCTGACTGATTCCAGATAGCTTCGCCTCTGTCTCTTTCAGCCTCTGCTTCCATTTCAAAATCACGTCTAGCGTTAGTAAGTTTGCTTTCCATAACCTTAAACATAAGAGCTTGTTTCTTAAGTTCTTGGTCTTGTAGTTTAGCTTGCTGGTCAAAATCAGGTTGTGGCTCTGGTGGATTAAGAGCTTGCTGTAAGAACTGGTCAGATATTTTAACCAACATTTCTTTATCTTCGATGTTGTAATTATTAATAACACCTTTAAGCAATAACCAATAAGCAGGAGAACCAGGAGGTACTGTTTGCATAAGTTGAGTTAATTGTGCTACCTCAAACTCACGCGCTTGCGCACCTAAAGCTCCGTGAACTCTAAAGCGATAATCGGCTACGGGATAACGTTCCGTATCGAACTGCATGTACCGCCAAGCAACCTTGTGGATTAATGGCGAAAGAAACTCAAACTCCATGTTTCGAAGTGTTCTCTTCGCTCGTTTAAGAATAGCACCCATCATCATTGACATGCCACCTGCAGTAGCATTACGAGGGTTAACTCCTAATGGGGCTGCGGTGTCCATAGACCCCGTAGCCATTGTTACCATACGCTCAAACTCTGCAGACTGTCGATAGCTCTGCGGGTCTGGCCCAGGAAACTTAAATGGTGCAATAGCCTCATTAACAGGGCCGCTAACAACAATATTCCTTCCTGGTCTAATAGAGAAGTCTCCGTTTCTAGGAGCCATCATTCCATTAACCAAAGCAACAGGATAGGTAGCTAGTGCTAACGAATCTATCCTTGCTCTTAATTCTGCGTCTAACGCTTTCTGAGGGTTATAACCTTTCTCAGCTATACCTCTACCCCAGAACCTATTAGGTACTGTATCCCACTGAAATGCAACAAAAGACCTGTCTTGCATTATGAATGGGTTACGAACTACTTTTAGTAATTGAGAACGATTCGCAATCCAAACAATACCTTCTACCATTTCTCCTGCATCGTCATACTCTAAGTTAGAGTTTTCTTCTGCAAACTCAGCCAAAGGGTCTACAACGCTTTCTTTAGCAGCATCTTTAAATAAGTCTTTAGGTACAAGTCCGTGATACTCTAGTATTTCTACATGCTCTACGTCAGTGTAGCTTTCTTCGTGTATGTCAAACTCTTGATGCTCTGAAGGGTCATTATCGTACAAACCTACTTCAGTTTTGTTCCAAATACCTCTGTCTTGTTTTTGTACTACTTCGTGCTTAGGTATCGTGTAAACGTGTGCTACGCCTAGAGCTTCGTCTATGCTGCGAGCAGCTACGTCTATTACAAACTCGTTAGGGTCTACAGGAACAAGGTTAACGTGTATGTCATTAACCATCTCTATATCGCTTGTAACGCCCGCAGAGCCAGTTATAGGCACTCGCCTAGGCTTTTGCTCTACCGCTATCTTTCCTACGCCTGTGCCGTATAAGGCTGCGTTTAAGAGTATCTCTGATATGCCTTGATTTACGTTCCGTGTTTCAAAATCTTCTAACAGTTGTGACGTAATTCCGTCTAGCCTTGTATCTACATCTCTAGCTAAGGCTTCTAGCTGTTGTGGGTCTATTTGATTCTGATTCTCTTTTATTAGTTGCGCAAAGACCTTTTCTCGTACATCATCTTCTAGGTCAAACCACCGCTTTCTGTGAAAAATAGTCTCTTCCATCTCTGCAACGCCAGCCTCGATAGACTGCTGCAAAGCAGGTGCAATTATTTTAGAGCGTTCGTGTTGTCGTATTTTATCTCCTGGGCCACCATGTTGACCGCGCCAAAGACGATAATACTCTTGCCAACGGTCTTGATGTTGGCGATTACGGGACTCTTCCCAGTTATCTACTTTGTAGACAATCCATCCTGTCAACTCTGTGTCAACGCGAGCTGGTTGCTCAGAAGATTGGTCTCCGTAGTTTTCTACTATTTTTGTTACTGCCATTATGCGTCCTTATTACATTCCGCTAACAGGGTCAAGAGGTTCCCATTCCTCTGCATCGCTGTTTATTCTCATATCGTATGGTGTTACTGCAATCTGGTCTATGTAGGCTAGGCTATCTATCATGTCGTCGTGAGACAACGGATTAGGAAAGTCTAGCAATTGCTCTGTTATCTTTGGTAAATACTCTCCTGGTGCAAAAGTTAACCTACCTTGTTCCATTCTACCTTGTAACGCCCAAACAATTCGGTCAGCTTTCTTTTGATTACCGTGAGATAGTTCTGTAATGTACGGGTATACATTTAACCTTCTCATATTGTCGTGCAAGTAAGGCATTAGTGCGTTTTTAAGCGCACCTTTTTCTATTCCTACTACTTTAGGTCTGTAAGACTGTGCTGCTCGTAAAATACGCAACGCTGTTTCTCTTACATTCCAACGTCCTGTTATAACTTCGTGTACAAACCACCCAGCATTAGACACTTCTACTACTGATATGGCTGTTTCGTCTAGTCTGTGGGATTTACCTTGAGAAATCCCTTTAACATCTTCATAACCTGCGGGGTCTACCGACATGTAAATGTCTCCCCCGTCTTTTGGACTGTCAGCTACTTCTATCATGTCAGATTTAAAGACTGTGCCCCCAAAAGAGGCAAAGTTAGCTTCAAATTCTTGTCTGACATACTCTAACGGCATGTCTTTAGTCGCCATTAGCACTTCTTTAGGGTCTAAAAACGGATTATCTATGGATTTGTAAGTCCAAGCAGACCAATCCTCTGCATCTAACCCTTCTTGTGCGTTTAAGAACAAATCGTAAAAGTGATTCTTTCCATTTGGTGTGCCAATAAATAATGCACCACCACGCACATCTGCTAAAGTAGGACGAATTATAGAAGTCCAGACTTCTT